TTATTAGTGTTTATCTGAAGTATAATCTCTTTTAGGCTCATAGGGGTTGTCTTTCCCGATTCTGTGTTGCCTTTTCCATTTTGTTCTGGCCTCAACAAATGGATATACAAAGTCTCCCAGACATCTAATTGATCTGGATGACACTCAATAATCGCGACATTCTCAAAAGATTTTTTCTTGTCATGAAAATGCGATGCAACCCTGGCCGGTACATTTACCGATTGCCCAACATAAACAACTTTTTTCTCTTTTATCAAAAAGTAGATTCCGCACAGAGGCTTAAACGGTATAGATGCTGCAATTATTTCAAACTCGTTATGGATCGTAACATCCGTCAAACATGCGTCTTCAAATATTGTTTTTGTTTGTGGTAGTAGATGTTTAATGCTTGCTTCGAGTTCATCTTTTTGTTTTTTTAGACGCACAATCGATCTTGACAATTCATCGAACTCAGTGAGCTGTTGGCTCCGACGCTTCATCTCAATCTGTTTATTCAAAAATCGTGTATGCGCCATTTTTTCAAGCCTAGCCTTTTTTTTGACAGGGTCTTTCCAGTAATCCCTAATATGATCCATGCTGCACAATCCTTAAATATTAGGGGCGACCCGTAAAAGCCGCCCCGCTTCGTTTTACTTCTTCTTCCAGGGTGGCGTTGCAGCAGCAGCCGGTGCAGCAGCCGGTGCGCCACCTTCGCACGGCTCATATCCAACGATCTCATTCGATGCCTGATACTGACCTTCTGCGGGCTTCACCTTGACCGTGATCATGAGCGGCTTGTCGTGGAGGTCAGAACTCTCGTTCGGCATCATCACACCAACCGACCGGCAGATGGCCGAGAGCGTGCGCTGGGCAATCTCTTCCGCCGTTTTGTTGGGATTGTTGAGGTTCAGCCGGTCCATCAGGCTCACGCCTTGGTGCGGCCCTTCGATGATCTGGCAGGTCAGCACCAGCATCGAGCCGGTCTGTGCCTTGGTGGGGCGCTCCTCCGACTTCGTGATCACGGCCTTGTACTTTCCAGCCGGGATAACCTCGCGTGGCGCACTCGGCTCCACGACATTCGCATCGAATCCATTCAGTCTCATTCTCTTCTCCTACTTTGCTACAAAGGCTTCAAAAGGGTTGCCGCTCTCAAAGGTGAACGGCAGTGGCTGGGTGACGTTGAAACGGTTCTTCGTCACGCTCGAGGCTTGCGGGAAGCAGATGATCTCCCGGTCGCCTGTGCTGATCGCCCGCTTCTTGTCGCCATCACCTCGGACGTAGGTCTTGAGCCGGATCAGGCCCACGAGGTCAACGTTGTCGGTGTAATGCGGCAATGACTTCTTGTGCATCCGCACCGTGTATCTGGCAAATGGATCAAAGTCTGGCAGATCGAGCGTCTCGGTGTCAGCGTGGCCGATGAAAACCACGTTCATGCCGCGTTCGTAGGCTAGTGCGCCAGCCCATTCCCGCACCTGCCGGTGCTTCTCGGCGGCGGTGTTATAGCCAGCGCCGTAACCGCCACCGGCTTGGTTGATTGACTTGGCTTTGGGATCGGCTGCAACAATCTCATGCTCGATGAGCGTGGCAAGCTGCGTGATGCTATCAATCACGACCGTCTTGAAGTCGTGCTCTTGAGTTGCCAGTGCCTCGATCTGGTCAAGCACTTCCTGGCTTGATGAGACCAGCGGGAAAAGCATCACCTCATCGTTGCCAGCCAAGCTGGCGGTTCCGTCTTCGGTGCGGATGAACACCGGCCTCGGGAACATCGCAGCCAAGGTTGATTTGCCCATGCCGCCCTCACCAAAGAAGGTGGCGATGATTGGGCGTTGCCCTTTCGGGCGCTCCAGTTTCTTCAGATCAATTGCCATCGTTCTCGGCCTCCTTAACACCGAGTATCCTCATTGCCTCTCGCAGGTTCTCAATAGCGCACCGCACATGATGGTCGCGGTTCACCTTGTCGGTCTTTGCAATGACCAAGTGGTCGCGGGCATACTGCAATGCGTCTGCTGCTCCGTAGATGTCCCTGCTCATTCCGCCACCACCTTGACGCCGATCTTCCCCGGCGTGGCCGTGATTGCCTTGGCAGCGATAGACCAGAGTTCTGGCCGCTCTTTTGCCAGCCACTTGCATCCGGCATCGTCCACTTCGATCTTGACCTTGATCGGCCAAGCTTCGGCGGGCATGTCGTGCTTGACCGTCTCCCAGATTGCCAGATCGATCTTGCGATAGATCGGCTGGGTGAGCGTCACCCGATACGGCTCAACCTTGTGCGTGATCGCGCCTTCGGTCTTCGCGTCCAGTGCTTCGGTGATGTCTTGCTCGATCTTTCGACGCGCCTCAATGGCCTCGTCTTCACGGCGTTTGGCTTCAAGCCAGGCCCCGCAAAGGCCCGTAATGTTGCTGCTCATTGTCAGCCTCCTTTTCTCTCAACGGAATGGCTTATTGCATATTTTTGCAGGACGTGCAATAGAAAAAATTGCAATCACCAAACAGGAGACTGACCAATGTTATCCATCGAAGAGATTCGCGCCCGACTTGCCGGGGCTGACATTCCCGAGATCGTCAAGGCCACCGGCCTTTCCTACAACACCGTGAAGGCCATTCGAGATGGCGCTCCCGGCGCTCGATATGAGACGATCAAGCTGCTCACGGAGTTTTATGAAGGCCGTGCATAAATGACCATCATAGCGAGCATCAAGCAGTACACCGAACTCGGCTGGTATCTTGTCCCGATCCCGGCAGGGCAGAAGGGGCCGACATCCTACGGCTGGAACCAGAAGGACAAGGCACTTATCGGCCAGGGTGCCATCGACTTCTATTCCAAGAATCCGACTTGGAATGTCGGTCTCATCCATCAATGGACCGGCACATGCGCCATTGACATCGACCACATGGAATGGACGCGGATAATCTTCGAGGGGCTGGGGCTAGACCTTGACGCCTTGATGGCATCAACCGCCAGAATCCGGGGGCGTGAGGGCCGAGGCAAGCTGATCTTCCGCGCCCATCGGGATGACCTATCACGGCATTCCATCGCATGGCCGAACAAGGATGGCCGTGGCAACACAACCGTCTTCGAGTTGCGCGGTGGGCCGGTGCAAGATGTCCTGCCGCCGTCGATCCATCCCGACACGATGCAGCCCTATGTGTGGGAGGGCTTGCCGTTCGATCAGATTCCGATCTTGCCGCGTCAACTTCAAGTCATGTGGGACGAGTGGGACAAGTTGCGCCCGCAAATGATGGACTTGTGCCCGTGGAAGGTTCGGCCTGAGTATCAGGCCCCGGTGCGGGTTCGCGCACCCAATCCCGGCACATCGGTGATCGACGCCTATAATGCAGCGCACAATATCGGAGAGTTGCTGGTCAAGTATGGCTACAAGCGCACCGCCCCGAATCGGTATCTAAGCCCGAACAGCGGCACCAAGCTGGCTGGTTGTAACGTCTTCGACAACAACACCGCTTTCAGCCATCACGGTTCCGATCCGTTCGGCAACGAACACGCCTTCGACTGCTTCGAGCTTTACCTACAGTTCGAGCACGCCGGGAACATGAGTGCGGCGATCAAGAACGCAGCCCTCTTTCTGAACATCACGACCGATCCAAGCCATGAGTGGACGCCCGAGAAGCAAGCCGAGACTGACCACGGCAAGGCGGCAACTCCCGGCGTGCTGCCTTCAAAACGCACCACCACTGTTACGCCAGACAATCCGCTGGCATCTATCCCGGCGCACCTGCTCTCGATCCCTGGCGTGCTCCAAGACGTTGTGCGGTACTACGAAACAACCGCCATCAAGACGCAGCCGCAGTTTGCCGTGCAAGCCGCTATTGCCCTTGGTGCTGTTGCAATGGGGCGGAGATGGACAACCAGCCAGCGCAACTTCAGCAACCTATACCTGCTCAATATTGGCGAGACTGGTTGCGGCAAGGAACACGCCAAGACAGTCATTGAGGCCATGCTTGATGCGGCCCAGCTAGGGCATCTGCTAGGGCCAGCCGGTTACACCAGCGCCAGCGGCGTCTTCTCGGCTCTCATCTCCCGGCCCATTCACGTTTCCGTGATCGATGAGTTGGGCCGCACGCTCAAGAGCGCCGCGAATCGCTCGATGCAGCACAAGGCTGATAGCCTCACCGCCATCATGGAATGCTTCGGTCGGCAAGATGGCGTCTTGCGGCCGCAAGGATATGCCACCATCGGCTTAACCAAGGAACAGGCAGAAGCCTTCGAGAAGGTGATCAGAAGGCCGTCCTTGACGCTCCTAGGCATGTCTACGCCATCAGAGTTCTATGGGGCCATCTCAGGCGGTGACATCGCGTCTGGCCTTTTGAACCGCTTCCTTATCGTCAAGTCTGAAATCGGAGTTCAGATGAGCCAAGAGCGGCGGATCGTGCCGATTGGCGACCGCATCATCGGATGGCTCCAAGAACAGGCACAGGCGCACTCTGGGGCGGGAAACCTCACCGGCACCAATACCTATGACATGCCGCCCGATCCCGTCGAGGTGCCCTTTACAAGGCCAGCAATGGACATCCTGCGGGACTATGAGGCCGAACTGGTCGGAGCGATCAAGGGCGAGAACGAAACCGGCCTTGAGGCGATGTACAACCGCAGCCGCGAGATTGCCATGCGGATCAGCCTGATTGTCGCTAGGTCATTGGGCGAGACCGAGATTGGACCGGAGCCCATGCAGTGGGCGATTGATTATGTCAGGTTCTACAACCGGCGCGCAATCGCCATGTTCCGTGACAACATGGCCGAGAGCAGCCATCAGGCGATCTGCAAGGCAGTCATTGCCAAGCTTCGGTCATCAGGTCTCAAGGGGCTGACCGAGGCAGAACTGGGCAACCGCATCTCGGCGTTCGATGCCTTAACGCTTCGGGACCGAGGCCAGGTGATGGACAAGCTGGTTGCCGACTACGGCATCCAATGCCGCCACACCAATAAGGGACAGCGAGGAAGGCCTCGCATGGCGTGGTTCATCCCGGCACCGGAGGCTACGGAAGATTGACCTAGGGACATGAGCTAGTGGCAGGGCCTCGGAGCGATCCGGGGCCTTTTCTTATTTAAGGGGCCTTATTCGAGGGTGGGGCGTCACCCCTAAATGGATCGTGCAAGTGCTTGATGTTGCTAGTGTTGTATATATATAGAGAGAATTATACTATTTATATATATTACAGTACCACCACCCCACCACACACCACCAGCCAGCCGGTCGGGTCTGCCCTTCCGGCTTCACCCATAAATCATTTAATTGCCTTTAATGCCGTGATTAGCCTAAGCCATTGAAAGCACAAGCCAATCTGCCATTCTTTGGCGTTTTTGGTGCTCACGGCTATATAGACAGTTAATTAAAAGCCTAGCAATTTCAAAGGCTTAGTATTGGTATTTATGGGGATGGCGCTTTCTTGCACTTTTCTGCAACATAACGCTTGCAGGTTCTTGCAAGATGTGGGATAAGGGGACATCAACAGCGCAGGGCAATCCCGCCACTGCACAGCCCAAGGAGGGCCACATGCTTCTCGCTTCTTCCGCCTCCTACCGTATCCTCGCAGACCGCGCCGATGGTTCGGTTCTCGAATGCTTCACATGGCGCAAGTCTCCCGAGGCTGGCATCGAACGCGCCAAGCGCGATGCGGTGGCCTTCGGGTTCGCGGACCTCACCAACTTCCGCGCCGAGCCGGTTGCCTAAACGAGGGGCCTCACGCCCCTCACCCATCCACACAACAGGAGGAACTAAAATGCAGAAGAAAAAACCCGCCGTGTCCACGCAGCTTAAAGCCGCGAAGGAGCAGATCGAAGCAATGAAGGCGGAAATTGAAAAGCTGACGAACGACCGCGACGACCAGAAGAAGACCAAAGAGACCTATCTGTCCTTGCGCTCCGAATTGGAGAAGGAAATCCAACAGGTCCACATCCTGCTTGATATTCTGCCGGGAGCCGCGCCTCGCAAGGGTGAAACACAGGGATGGAATACTCCCACCTACGATCTAATGACCCGCCTAGCGGCATACCTTGCCAACCGCAGCTCTGGGTTTCCAATCGTTAAAGATAAAAAGGCGGAGTGAGCCATGATCGTCACCCCGCTCCAGGTTCCGGATCATCTTCGACAACAAGACCGCGAGGAAATCACCGAAAACAATGCCGCACTTGATATGGCATTCGATGACCTCCTCGATGCCCTGCAAGCCGCATATCCGAACGGACGCGACTATTCCACCAACGCCCGGCGAGCACTTGCCTATCAAGCACACTTCCAACGCATCAAGATGATCACAGAAATCCGCAATGACTTTCTGGAAGTCGCATTTAGGATCGACCAGCAATGACCACCAAACCCAACGGACGCCCGCCCAAGTATCCGTGGCGCACCATCGAAGTGGGCGAATCCTTCTTCGCTCCCGGTCGGAGTTCCAAATCGCTCCAGCACGATGCTGCCCGCTACTACCGCCCCCGCCGTTACACCTGCCGCAAGATCAGCCTCAGAGGCATCATCGGCACCAAAGTCACGAGGACTGAATGACAAACGAATATCCAACTATCAACCCGGAAGATCATAAAATCATTGTTTATTGGGAAGATTTTTTTCAATCGTATGTGGCGCACCTTGATGACCCAGAACATAATTTTGAAACACATGCCTATGCTCAGGGCACAACGCCTGAAATGGCTTTGGCTGGACTGCGTGATTTTTTAGACGAACTTGAAAGAGATGCTACCGATGAGGGAGACGAATGGCCATGACCTGGACCCCTATCGCCAAAGGCGAGCGCAAGCCACCGGGATACGTCCTCGTGACCTGTACCTACGAGACCAGCAAATTCGAGCTTGCCATGTTCGGCGGGCAGATCAAAACCTTCTATCGCATCCGCATAGGCCGATGGAACAAAACAAGCCAGAGATGGCACGACGATGGACCCCGAGGAGAGAAACTCAATAACGTCACCGCTTGGATGCCACTGCCACCCCCCTATGAGGCCACCCCATGACCGACTTCGCTGTCAAAGTCACCGTCCGCAACGCCAGACTCCTTCGCGCCATAAAGGCCGCAGGGTTCAAATCACAAGCCGAGTTCGCCAAGTTCATCGGCACCACGCCACAACGCATTGGCGAACTCCTCAACTTTAAGCTAAAGCCAGTTGTTAACGGCGACTGGTCATCCCTCGCAATGGACATCTCCTCCGCACTTCGCACCGAGCCGGAAGAACTCTGGCCGCATCACATGCGAGACCTGCTCACCGCCCGCAACTCTATCGAGGCAGAGATAGACGCCGAGCAACTGGCCCAGATCGCCGCACCGTCGAGCCTGGAAGTGGACAAGCCGCTTCTCGCCAAGCTGGTCGCCGCCATCACTCACCCACGCCGCCGCGCCATGATCGAAGCCCGTTTCGGCCTCACCGGAGAACCGGAACAGACGCTCGAAGATATCGCCAAGGACTATGGCGTCACGAGAGAGCGCATCCGGCAGAACGAATGGAAGGCCATTCGCGAGATGAGGGAAAAGGCTAGGCGCATGGGCATTGAAGTGCCAAAGCATCCATATCGGTATTGATCCCCCTGCGGTTTATTCCTCCCGCCGCAGCAAACTGGCCCCGCCCTTGTGGCGGGGTTTTTTTTGCTCTATATTGCGCCGCATGACACCGGACGAACTCATCCAATGGCGCACCTCGGTTGCCCTATCGAAGCGCAAGGCAGCAGAGGCCCTCGGCCTCGCACGCAACACGTTCCGAGCCTATGAAACCGGCAAGCAGCCGATTCCGCGATACATCGAACTTGCCGTTAAGGCAGTCACAAAAACCGACAATAAAAAGGACAGCAATGCTGACCTATAAGCTGATTTTAACATCTGACCTCATCCCGTACGCCCGCAACAGCCGGACGCACTCCGAGGCCCAGGTCACCAAGATCGCGTCCTCGATCAAGGAATTCGGGTTCATCAACCCCGTGGTGACGGACGGCAAGAACGGCATCGTGGCGGGCCACGGGCGCGTCCTGGCAGCGAACAAGCTAGGACTGAAGGAAGTGCCGTGCGTAGAGGCGGCGCACCTGACGGAGGCCCAGAAGCGCGCCTATGTCATTGCCGACAACCGGATGGCGCTCGATGCCGGATGGGACTTCGAGATGCTCAAGGTTGAATTGAAAGACCTCGAAGACATGAAGTTTGATCTGACTATCACCGGCTTCGAGCTGGGCGAAATGGCATCAATGTTTGATGAACTTCCGGAAGAAAAATATACAGACGGCAAAATCGGCAGCATGGCAAATCGCTATGGTGTCCCTCCATTTAGCATCCTTGATACACGACAAGGTTATTGGATAGAACTAAAGCGTAAATGGCGAGATCTAATCGGAGACAACGGAGAAAGTAGAGAAGGAACTTTAGCAGACGATAGCATTATGGCTGAAATGAATAATGGTGTAAGTTTACTAGACCCAGTATTAGCTGAAATATGTGTCTCATGGTTCGGAAAACCAGATGGTTCAGTGTTTGATCCTTTTGCTGGAGATACTGTTTTTGGTTTCGTTGCAGGTTCACTTGGCATGAAGTTTCAAGGGATAGAACTTAGAAAAGAACAAGCAAATCTTAATCAAGAACGTTGCGATAAGGCTGGCCTTGTGTGCAAGTATTATTGCGATACAAGCGAAAATATGGATTTATACATAACAAACGACAGCATGGATTTAATATTTAGCTGTCCACCTTATGCAGATCTAGAAGTTTATAGCGATGACCCTCGCGACTTGTCCAATATGACGCATGATAATTTTTTTCTTATATACAAGAATATATTGCAAAAAACTTTTTCAAAACTAAAAGCCAATAGATTCGCTATTATAATCATGGGAGAGGTCCGCGATAAAACTGGTGCATATATTGGCACAATCCCAAAAACAATTCAGATCATGGAGGAGGCTGGATATAAGTTTTACAATGAAATTATTTTAATAAATAGCGCCGGAACATTGCCGTTAAGGGCTGGAAAATCAATGCAAGCGACTCGCAAAATTGGAAAAATGCATCAAAATGTTCTTGTTTTTCTGAAAGGTGATGCGAAAAAAGCGGCGAATGAACTTGGTGAAATTAAATCAAATCTAATGGCTAAAGATGAAGACTAACGGTGAACATGTTACGGCTGACGTTTGGTTGCGCGAATCAAGTTTTGATTCGTTGAATATATCTTCTTTTGTAGAAGACGCACTGACTAAGAGTGGAATGAACGTGCTTGGGTCTGCAAAACATGATTTTGGAATTGGAGCTTTTACTGGCGTTTGGCTTTTGGCTGAGAGCCATTTTAGCATTCATACATTTCCAGAAAGAAATTTTGTTAGTTTAGATTGTTATACTTGTGGCGCAAACGGCAAGCCACTTGCTTGTGTAGTTGCGGTACTGAATAAATTTGACGTTGAAACGGTCAATATTAGTTTGTTTCCGCGTGGCGTGTGAAAATGAATAGTTCATTATGTGTTACAAATGTGAGCATCGCGCCCTTCTTTTGTAACAGCGTAAATCATGGTGCGTTTGTCGCCAAAAGTGCGCCCATAAGTGCAAGCATCTTCAAAAGTCTTGAATTCTTTGCGTATTCTGTTAGCAGGGCGAAGGCCGCGCACTGCTGTAAAGTATGCTGCATTGCGAAAGCAAAAGTCACGCTGCGGATCGTTGAAAACCATTTTTTGTCCTCCATCTATAAGTGTGATATAATGCAAAAATCTGCAAAATGCAACACCATTTGTAAGAAACAAGCATGACCGACGAACTCAAAGCCAAGCCCGGACGCAAGCCGCATGAGCCGACAGACGCGCAGCGCCAGCTTGTCTCGCTCCACGCAACGGTCGGCACCACGCACGAGAGCATTGCCGAAATCCTCGGCATCCACAAGGAGACGCTTTATAAGTATTATTCAGCCGAACTTAAGCAGGCACGCGACAAGGCCAACGCAACCATCGGCGGTGCGCTCTTCAACAAGGCCAAGGCTGGCGATACAACCGCAATGATCTTCTGGCTCAAGACGCGCGCGCGCTGGCGCGAAACCGTGGACATCTCCAACGAAGATGGATCACTGAAGCCAGAGCCAGTCGCTGCCGCCGTCCTTGCTGCGCTCAACAAGATTTACGATGACGCCGAGTGAGCATCGAGCCGCCAACCATCAACGGCTCTATAAGTTCGCACGCACGATCTACCGCGCCCGCACCAACCAAGAGATGCTGCCGAACGATCATCAGCGGGCGATCTGCCGCAGCCTTGAGCAGGTCTTCGCCCACCGCATCAAGCGGCTCATCATCAACGTGCCGCCTCGATCCGGCAAGACCGAGATTGCCGTCAAGGCATTCATCGCCTGGACCATCGGCCTCGTGCCAGATGCAGAATTTATCCACGCCAGCTATTCCAAGCGACTCGCCACATCCAACGCATATGACATCCGCGCCATGATGCAGCACGAGACCTATCGATCAATATTCCCGTGGGTGTCGCTCCAAGACGATAGCAAGGCAAAGGATGAATTCCGCACATCACACGGCGGCATCGTCTACGCAACCGGCGCAGAAGGGACCATCACCGGCTACGGCGCTGGCAAGATGCGAGACGGCTTCGGCGGTGCCATCATCATCGACGATCCGCACAAGGCAGGTGAGGCAACCTCGCCCATCATGCGCCAGAACGTAATCGACTGGTATCAGACCACGATTCAGTCACGCCTTAACAAGACCGACACGCCGATCATCGTCATCATGCAGCGGCTCCACGAGGATGATCTTTCCGGCTGGCTTCTAGGCGGCGGCTCTGGCGAGAAGTGGGATAGCCTCGTGATCCCTGCCCGGGATCCAGATGGCTCATCGTTCTGGCCGGAACAATTCCCGCCCGAGATGCTCGACCGCCTCGAGCAGTCCAGCCCCTACGTCTTTGCAGGTCAATACATGCAACGACCAGCCCCGCTTGGGGGCGGCATCTTCAAAGATGAGTGGTGGCGGTTCTACGAGGCCATGCCGCCGCTCAAGTGGCGCGCGATCTATGCCGACACCGCGCAAAAGACAAAGGAGCAGAATGACTATTCCGTCTTCCAATGCTGGGGCCAAACGCAAACCGGACAGATCGTGCTGCTCGATATGGCACGCGGCAAATGGGAGGCTCCAGAACTTGAAACGATGGCCCGCGCGTTTTGGCAGAAGCATCATTCCCAGCCGTATCATGGGCCGCTTCGAGCCTTCAAGGTCGAAGACAAGGTAAGCGGCACCGGCTTGATCCAGAAGCTGAAACGTGAGGGCATCCCCATCATTCCGATCCAGCGGAACACCGACAAAGTGACACGCGCATTTGATGCCGCGCCCTACGTCCAATCCGGCAATGTCTACATCATGTCCAACATTGATCACCTGGCCGATTTCATGTCCGAGGCCTCGGTCTTTCCCAACGGCACACATGATGATATGATAGACGCCGCAATGAGTGCAATTTCCGATATGACCGCGCCGCAGTCTGCTCCTGCGGTTCGCGCCTTGTGAGGTTCTAGATGGGACTTTTTGACCGTTTCCGCCGCCCGCAAGAGCGCAAGGAATCCGCTGCCGCCAAGCTGATGGTGATCAATCCCGGCCAAGCCGTGTGGTCTCCACGCAACTATGAATCCTTCGCCAGGGAAGCCTATGGCAAGAACGTGGTGGCATATCAGGCCATCAACCGGATCGCTGATGCCATCGCATCCGTCAATCTTGGCGTCTACCGTGGCGATACGGAACTGGTCGATCATCCGCTGATCACCCTGCTCGAGCGCCCGAATCCGCTTCAGTCCTATTCCGATTACGTTCGCGCCAAGGTGTCGTTCCTGATGATCGCGGGCAACGGCTACGAAGAGCGGTTCATGGTGGGCCGCGAGGTCAAGGAACTCTA